TAGCTTGCTCGTAGTATTCCACCTTCCAACTTTGTACCACCGGGGCGAATAAAGCGAGAAAGACTCAGGTTTTACCGAGGAATAGTCCTGGAAATTGCCGGTGAAATAACCTGAGAGGCAACACATGGGCACGATGTGCCCGACGGGTCAGAGGACTCGGTTCAAAAACCTCCCAACAAATCTCCTGCCTGCTCGCAAGAATTCGAAACCGCGTGGAAGCAATACCCGAAACGCTCCGGCGATAACCCTAAGCTCAAAGCCTGGCATGCTTGGTGTGTCCGACTCAAGGAAGGCGTGAGAACCACGGACATGCTTGACGGTGTTCGCAGGTATGCTGCTTGGTGCGATGTCTCAGGGAAAACGGGCACTGAATTCATCATGCAGGCCGCGACGTTCTTCGGCAAGAACAGTCGGTACGCGGAGACATGGGTACTCCCGTCGGTCAACGGTGCCGGTGAGCAAACACCAAATTTCAGCGACACACCGAGTCCAAAAGAACTCCAGCGTGCACTGAACCGGCGCGACCATGGTGACGGGGCATCAACAACCCCGTCCCTTCAGGACGTACCGGGAGGGGGTGCCTGATGAACCTGCGTCCGAGAGATATTGCGGAGCGGCTTGCGCAACGGGTAGAGGACGTGTGCGAACTGCTCCTGCCCAATGGAATACGCAAGGGCGCGGAGTGGACTGTCGGCAGCGTTGAAGGCGAGGCTGGTGAATCGTGTAAGATCCGCCTGTCCGGCTCGAAGGCGGGCCTCTGGAGTGACTTTGCCACCGGCCACAAAGGCGACCTGCTGGACCTTTGGGCCGCGGTCTGCGGGGTGGGTATCGGCGTGGCCCTGCGACAAGTCCGGGACTACCCGGGCTTGCCGCCCGAGCAGCGTTTCGAGGGCCATCGGCCGCGGCAGTACCAGCGCCCGGTAAAGCCGCAATGTCGGCGCCCGAGTGGCCCTGTGCTCGACTACCTCACCTGCGAGCGTCAACTTTCAAGTGAAACCCTGGCCGCCTACTGCGTGGCTGAAAGCGAGGACGGCCGCGCGGTGATCTTCCCGTTTCTGCGTGACGACAAGCTCGTCATGTGCAAGCGGCTGGTCCTGGAACGCCGGGACGGGCGCAAGGACATCCGGCCGACATCCGCCGGCCAGGAGCCTTGCCTGTACGGCTGGCAGGCGATCCCGCTAGGTGCTCGATCTGTGGTGTTAACTGAGAGCGAAATTGACGCCATGAGCATGTATCAATACAACTTTCCTGCACTCTCGGTCCCGTTTGGTGGCGGGAAAGGTGCCAAGCAGGCGTGGATCGAAAACGAATTTCCACACCTGGAACGCTTCGACGAAATCTTACTCGCACTCGACCAGGATGCAGAAGGTGAAGCGGCCGCCCAGGAAATTGCTGATCGCCTCGGGCACCACAGATGCCGGCGTGTGCGCCTACCCTACAAGGATGTGAATGAGTGCCTGCAACTGGGGATCAAGCCGGAAGTCATCTCGCAGGCCATAACCAAGGCTGAGGGCTGTGATCCGAAGGAGCTCCGCTCAGCCAGCACCTACGTTGACGATGTAATCCGTGCGTTCTACCCGCCCGATAACGATCCGTCCGTTACGGGCTTCCAGCCGCCATGGGACAAGGCAAAAGGCATGCTCCAGTTCCGGCCCAGTGAACTTACAGTGGTGTCCGGTGTAAACGGCCATGGCAAGTCCGAAATCGTTACACAACTCGCGCTCGATGCAATGGCCCAGGGGCAGCGGGTGTGTTTTGCGTCGATGGAGATGCCGGCCCGCACGTTGCTCATGCGGCTTACAAAACAAGCGAGTGGGCTCACGTCAGACCTGCCGTCCATTCCGTACATCCGGTCGATTCACGATTGGTACGCGGATAAGGCGTGGCTATTTGACGTGGTAGGAAACACCGCGGTCGAGCGTATGCTCGAGGTATTTACCTATGCCCAGCAACGTTACGGCGTCTCGGTCTTTGTCGTGGACAGCCTCATGAAATGCGGGATTCGGGAGGACGACTACCCCGGGCAAAAAGCATTCGTTGACCAACTCTGCGACTTCAAGCACAAACACGATGCGCACGTGTTCCTAGTCACGCATTCTCGCAAGGGTGATAGCGAGAATCACCCTTGCGGGAAGTTCGATGTGAAGGGTAGCGGCGGCATCACTGACCTCGCCGACACAGTGCTCACGACCTGGCGCAACAAGGGCAAAGAAAAACAGGTCGCCGAAGCTGTCCAGGTGGGTGCCATACCTTCAGGTGAGCTTCTCACAAAGCCTGACGCCCTACTGGTTTGCTCGAAGCAGCGCAACGGTGAATGGGAGGGCCAGATTGCGCTCTGGTGGCATCAGCAGAGTCATCAGTTCGTAGCCAAGCCCGGCGGGCACCCGCACCAGTACGTACCGTACTCAGGCGGAGTGAGCGATGCAGGAGAGGCCGCATGAAGACCAAACTCTCAAAACCAAAACGCTCACTCACAGAAAAACGCCGGCACTTCTGCGAATTGTATGTTGGAGACGTCGGCCTGCGTGGAAATGCGACGGGATGCTATGACCAGGCATACCCGAGCGCCAGGCGGAAGATCGAAACGACGAGAAAGAATGCTCATCAGTTGTTGGAGCAACCTCCCGTGATTGCATACCTCAAGGAACTCAGAGCACCCGCCATAAAGGCTACGAAGGGTTCGTTCAATAATCACCTGACAGAGCTGGCAATGCTGCGCGATGGCGCCGTACAACGTAAAGATTTCGCAGCTGCCATCAGGGCTGAGGAGCTTCGCGGCAAGGCATCAGGGCATTACGTCAACAAAGGTGACAGCAACCAAGTTTCCGCGGCTGTTGGAGTTATCAGAATCCCCGATCCAGTCGAGGACCAAGTCAAATGGCAGGCCATGGTCAAGATTGATATGAGCAAGGAAGCCGTGAATGCATAAATCTCAATCAACAATCCAGCCAAATATACTTGTTCGTCCGCCCGAACCTGCGGAATGTCCGCGTGATCGGGCTAAGGGGTGGCTTCGTGATCTGTTATCTGGTGGGAGCGTGCCGGCGAGTGACGTATTGCTGAAGGCATTCGCGGCTGGCATCTCAAAACGAACTTTAATCCGCGCAAAGCGGGCCATCGGCGTTGTGTCGAAAAAGGCAGCCTTCGGTGGGCCTTGGAATTGGACATTAGCCCCAGAGCCAAAGGATTCCACTACCAATAAAACCCCAATTACAGATAACGAGCTTCGCCTCCTCCGTGTATTGCTGCGATTGAGGGCAAAGACAGGTGGCGGGATTTGTCCGGTTACTTTGATCATGTCTGCATCGAAGTGTTGTGGTGGTGCAAAGCAAGCAGCCCGGGCATTCGGCACTCTCCGCCGGCGCGAGCTGGTGCTGGAAGAAAATCAAGTAGTGCGACTCTCACCAAAAGGAGCGGCCGCCCTCACAATTCAACTGAATGGGAAATCGTAATGAGTAAAAACTCGATTATTACCGAGCGTGAAGTCATCCGAGGAGTGCGGGATCTGACACACCAGGCCACCAAACGGGCGCAACGTGAAGCGTCCCTCGCAATACTTTCCGCGCTTGCCGTAAAACAAGTCGCGATTCGTGCCGGTAGGGGCGAGATGGTTGCTGTCAGTCGCAGGGAAATCAAAGCAATCGCCTACGGTGTCAATCGGTGCGCGAACTCATTTTACGAGGCTGCGGTGACTTTGGAAGAAACCGCCGATCTCGCTTCCACATTTTTGGGTATGGAACCAACTCCATCGGCATTCGACTCGGAATCCATCCTGAGTTTCGATGCGCCCAAATTTTGCTGACTTGATCTATTTGGAAGAAATACAACATCTGTTCATCCCCGCGGTGACTCCCTTTCCCATTTCGCTCTCTCAAGTGCGCGTTTTGCACGCGCTATAGCTTTTGCACCAGTTAGCTGTTTAGTCCCGCGTTCTGTCTTCGGAGTCTGCTTGGACTTTGGGGTGCCTGCTTTTTTCCAGCCAAGCACTCTTGCCGCAACTGAGTCAACTGGGCTCATCACCTTATATCGAGTAATAGACTTGGTACGGCCCTTTTTTTTTTCATTTCAGTCGCTACCTAACCATTTGCACCTGAGTGTAGCAAAAAATGGCTCAACGCAAATTGAAAACTGAACTGTCCCGGCTATATCAAAGACGTACACAAAAGAATTGCAGCACGGTCAAAGCACTGATATGTTTGGCTGTGAACCACAGATCGCAGTAGATATTATTAACGCCCCACGAGGAAAGACTGATGCCGCAAACAGACAACCAGACGGAGGCCTCTTTGGCGTCCGTGAAAGCTCGGCGCCTGGTCAGCTTTTGGATCTGGCAGTCGAGGCGGGGAACCGACTGGACGTGAACGAACCGCTCCTGGTGCGCCCGCCGAAACGGGCACAGCCTAGGCCGGTGAATCAGTCCGCATCAAGATCGACCCCTCCAGAGTAGCCGAGACCAAGTATCGCTATGACCGAGAAAGTGCAGCCATACGAGATCCAGCCGGGAGTGTTCAAGCTCGAACCGCGCGAGATTCAAATGCTGGACGGCGACAAGGTGGATTACTGTCTGGGCGGAAAGCACAATTCGAACTGTTCGGCGCCGATAACCTTGCACCTTTCCAAGCAAAGAGCGCAGCACGCAAAGTTTCCGTCCGAGTAGAGAGCATTTCAACTGAATTGCCTGGTTCGGAAAATCACCGGCACCCTCAATCAATTTTTGAGCGAATCGGGTATCGAGGTGATTGTCATGGTTGTGTTGCGCCGTGTAGGGGACAATAATGAACTTAGGAGGAATGTGTTAAATGACCAAATTCAAACAGTTCGACCCTCCGAGCATGGAGGAAACAAATCGGCGCCTGGCGGCAATGACGGACGAGGAACGCCTGAAACTGCTCGAGGAGCAGGAGACCGAGGAAATAAAGAACCGCCTGGTGGACCGCGACGGCAATCCAGTGACGGTGGTCTTTCCGAGCACCTAACA